GAAGAATTGGGCATAAGTCGGTACTGTAATATTGCACTTAAAACCTGTTTCAGTATCAATACCGTTTGGATCCCATCCAGCCCAATAGCCTAAACCCCTATCATTCTTTGTGTATTCTACAAAGTCTGTAAAGATTGCGGCAGGCAAAACGTCAATTCGAGTTCGGATAAAACGTTTACACATTTGGCGAATAGATGAGATTTTCTCACCGAAAAATACTGTCATAGTTTCATCAGCTGGTTCTAATGTTTCAGCTATAGATTCTATGGTTTCAGCCCCTACCGGAGCGTCCACTTCATCTGTAGACTCATCGGCAAGAAGGATTGCTTCTCCGGATTGGGGTTCATAAATAATTCCGGATTGCGGTTTGTATATAGAATATTGCTTATATCCTGTTCCTGGTTCCATAAATTTAATATCATCACATGCGGATACAAATACATTAAAAGAAATGCTTGTGTCTGCTGCTGGTGATACCAAGTTATTTACAACAGCAACTTCTAATACACCATTTTGGGACTCCTTATTTGTGGGTAATCTCACAGAAGAGGAATATGGTACAAAAGACAGATCTGGGTTTTGAGCTTTCAAAAATGGAACACTCTGACCCCAACCAACTGTGATTTCAAAATCATCACATTCGGCTAAATCTATGATACGGGAATAAGCGGTATTATATTCCACTGTAGAAGTGTGGGAATTGGGATCCCATCTAACTAACACTTTTCCCTTGTGAAAATTAGATTTGACTACCTGGAATCTGTACTTAATAGATCCCTGCCATTGGTTAAACGGTAAGGACATATAGCCAGAAGGTGTCAGGTGTAGTTCTCCATCAAATGAAGAGTAATTCACGGGTGTTACCTTGGTATTCCACAATAATGCATCGGCATTTTGTGTAGGGGCCATAGTGAAAGTCGTGAGATATGATTCGCGTTTGCAGAATCGGACGATGTCCATTTGATCTTCTCCGTCTAATCCTGTGGTGCGAGAATCTATTGTAGTCTCCTGTTTAGAATCAAAGGTTAACTTAATAGATGTATCGGCAGCATCAGTGTTGACAAGATTGCCTGTAGGTAAAGGCTTCATCTGGACAGAATCAGTAATGACGTTTGGTCGGGAATAACCAAAATGTGCTGCTACTTTTCCAGCACTGCCAGCAACCATTTGAGTGGCTCTGGCATAAGGAGCTATTAGAGGTACAGCTGTGAGTTCTCCAGCTGCAGCAGCTACAGCGCTTGCTGTTTTAGAAACAATTCCTTGTCCATACTCGTCTGTGTTACCAGATTGAGGAGTGTATAAAGGTAAAGATGTAGGCATAGATAGTTCTACATCACTAGCCCATGCGTATACGGTAATATTGACGGCATCGTTACCACCATTAGCATGTTCCAAATTGTTAATTGATTTGAGGACTAGTTGTCCCATTTTAGCATAATCAGCTTTTGTGGTTAAAGATAGATAGTTATCGTGCCAAAAGAATGGCAAATCTAATTGACCACCAGTATTATTAGCTGGATTTAGGAAAAAATGAGGTTTTTGGGAAGCTTGAATAATATCTGCCTGAACAAAATTACGTTCAAGTGTAATATCATCAAAACCAGAATAAGGATTATAGGAAACTAAAGCTCTTCCATAATGAAATCCTGTTCCAGAGATAATGACTTTGACATGAAGTTTACTACGATATAATTCATAGTTATTAATTTTATCAACAATGGCCTTATTCTTTAGAAATAAATCCCAAGGATCAAGCCTATTAAATAAAGGTTGACCAACAGACCAAGGAATAGAAGCAATTTTAACTGGTCGTCCTAAAAACGAACCGAGTGTAGCATCACTCGTTTTTCCTGTGATCATAGTGGCGTCTGAGCCTGAACCGATAGTTGTGGTCCAGCCAGCATCCTGCTCGTTGAAAGTGGTAATTTCAGCGGTCATGTCAGCTACG